TGCACAGAAGCCTCCTCAGAGATAGTGAGCGGTTTTTTTATTGACATGACAAACACTCGTCAGAATCTGAATCTAATTCTGCTAATGCTTCTTCTTTACATTCTTTGCTGCAAAATAAATCAAATTCATCTTTTGCATCAAATGCTTCTTCACATTGTTTACATTGCTTCATCATTATACCCACTAAATAACCAGTCTACGTATTTTTGCCACCAAGATTTTTTCTTGGGTTCTGATTTTAACACTAAAGGTGTACATGTGCAACTATCGCAAATACAAGATTCACATTTATTTGTAGATACATTGTATCCTTTTCCATAACAGTGACACCCATGTCCACATATTTTACAAGTTTGTTTCATTTTTTCTCCAAGTTATAAAACATTTTGTCAGAATCTTCTGTTACCCAGTCACCCCCTTCAACATCCCATACCGTATTCTGTACTTTATAATCCGGCCATTCAGTATCTGTGGTGTAACTATTAACGTGCCAAATGATTCTGTTATTTGGCTGTGCAGCATAGTTGCCGTTTTCAAGTGCCATTATGTGTGCGCACTTATGTTCTTGCGGAATCTCAGAATGTTCCGTGTTTAATATATTAGTCTCTGGATGCGCCCAGTCAACAGTAAATAAATATTGACCTTTGTAAAATTTTTTATCTTTACCTAAATATTTACCATCTATACCAGCCAACCAATCAAAGCAATGCACGCTAGGCCAATAACTAAAACAGTTCCACAATTGTAACTCGTTCGCCTGCATATCCAGCACATCGGCTCTATCATATTGTTTTTGGAAAAACGCTGAGATAGGCAAGCGCCAAAAGCACGCACCATTGGGAAGCATAATATTAAAAAGGAGAGCGCGACCTGATATAGAGACAATACCAAAGATAACGCAGTCACTAGCTTCTCCCTTATGTTCTTTAAGATCATAAAGATACTCCTTCCTTACCTTGCAATAAATAGGAGGTATGTTTGCATTTAAATAGGCCATCAATTACTCCACCAAAATATAATAGTTTTTCTATCATTTTCAAAAACACGTCTTACACCATGATATACTTTTTGACCATTAAAAAATGTCAGCATACCTCTTTTAGGTTTAATTATTATACCATGTTTTGTAACAAATTCACCCCCTTTATAGTCATCATTTAAATATAATAAACTATTGTGAATAGTGTTTTTTCTACCTTTTTCTTTATGATTATGTACATGTAATGGTGATTCCGTATTTACATGCCAGTTTTGTATTTCAGCATTAGATAGTTTTAATTTTATATTAAGTTTTTTATTTAAAAAATTTTTAATAGTATTAACTATTTTATCTTTAGATACATCTTTTATTCTATGTTCCCATCTTAATGGTTGTTCTTGATAACCTATATCATTTATCATTTTAGAATATTTTTTACATTCTAAAGAAGATAAAACATCTTCAAAAACATAAACTTTATCAGGACCTGATTTATAAATCATTCTATACTACCCCAATTAGGACCATATTCATCATCAACTTTATTAGGTACTTCTAATTGGACAGCATTTTCCATTATTTCTTTTATTTGTTTTCCATGTTCTTTTGACTTAACAGAAAAATCTAATTCATCATGAATTTGTATATGTGCTATATGACCTTCTTTATATAAATCAACCATAGCTTTTTTAGTCATATCTGCAGCTGATCCTTGTATTAATCTGTTTAAAGCTTTGTAGGTCATGGCTCTTCTTGTTGGATTATTATGCCAATAGTTTTTTCTAGGATTACCTTCTTTATCTTTTAAAATATTACCATCAGCATCTTTTAAATGTGGTCCCATTTTTTGTAATTCTAACATTGTTTCATGATCTTCTGCAGGTACATATGTTCCCCAATCACTACCTCTAAGTATAGGTTCGTATTTAGGAAATCTACATCTACGTCTTAATAAAGTTCTTATCATTCCTTTACTAGTTGCTATGTTCATTAATTTATTTGATAATTGTTTTACGAACGGAACACTTTCATGATATTTTAAAAACAAATCATCAGCTGTATCTTTAGTTACACCTAATTCATTTTGTAATTTAGCTTTACCCATACCATAAAACAAACCTAAGTTAATTGTTTTAGCTTCTTTACGATCTATTTCTGCTAGTTGTGCAACAATGTTGTGAAAGTCTGTTGATGCATTATCATGATAAGCATCACCAATTGTATATGCAGAAGGTAATTCTGCTTTTATACCATAGTGAGTAACTAATCTTGGTTCCTGTTGCGAGTAATCAAATGTACCCCATGTACAACCTTCTTCAGGTATAAATAAACTTCTAAGTAAAGGCCCTGTTTCCGGATCCCTGGCGGGTATCTGCTGTAAGTTTGGATTGTGATAACTAAATCGTCCTGTAATAGTACCACCATCATCTGATCGTATTTGGTTTATATCTGCATGAATTCTACCATTGTGTTCATATTTAATAATACTGTCAATAAATGTAGTTCTAACCTTGTTTATTTTTCTAGCTTCTGCTATCATCTTAACCATAGGATGTTCATGATTAGAAAGAAAACCTTTTGTAAAAGATGGTTCACCGGTAGGAGTTTGACTATATGTTAATTTCAATTTATCAAAAAGTGGTGCAATACTTCTTGCAGCCATTAATTGAATTTCTACTCCTGTTTCTTTTTTTATTTTGTGTATTAAGTTTTCTTCTTTTGCTGCCAATTCTGTTTTCAATTGATTGGCTCTGGACACGTCTACCCGGACGCCTAGGAAACGCATATCAACTAAACAAGGAAACAAATCTGTCTCAAGATTAAATATATCTTGAAGATCATCTTCTATAATTTGTTTTTTAAATTTTTGCCATAACTCCAAAGTTAGTTCAGCATCTTTTTCTGCATAGTGTCCAACATCCATTGCAGGCATTTTCCACATATCTGCTTTTGGATCTAAACCTCTTGCTTTAGCTGCTTGTATTAATCTTGCTTCACTTTTACCTTTATTTAACCATGTCCACGCACATGAATTTAAAGTAAATTGAAATCTATTTTCATCAATAAGTGATGCTGCAATCATAGTATCTATGATTCTACCATTAATATTAAAACCTAATTGTGCTCTTATCCAACATACGTCATACATTGCATTGTGAAATATTTTATCTGCAGGTGATTCACACACATCTTTAAACCAAGATAAAACTTTTTTCTTATCCATGTTTGGACCACTACCATGAGCTATTGGAAAATAACCAGACCATCCTTCAACAGCAACAGCTATACCTACAATTTCTCCATTACCAATAATTGCACCTGAACCTTTTGATTTTAAATCAGGATCTCTTGTTTCTAAGTCAATACCTATTTCAGGATAATCTCTAAGATCAGGAAATTCATCAGGTTGTAACCATTCTGTTTCTGGAACTATCATTTCTTTTTACTCATATCTTTCATCTTTTTAATTTCTAATTCACAATAATGAATTACTTTTTCTAAATCTTGTATACCATTTTTATTTTTATAACGGCACACATACTTTATAACGTTTCCTTGAAAAAATGAAAGGTCATTCTTAGAAATAAATTCATAGGGTTGAATGTGAAAATTTTTGTAGTGACTCCCACCTATCTGTTTACTTTGTGGAAATGCACTATCAAACATATCTTTACTTGTCATATATTATACTCCGTTAGTTTATTTTTAGTTTTTAATTTATATAGATTGTTTCTTGCTCTTGTGATTGCAACGTACCATACTCTATGTTCTTCATCCTGTTTTTCGATACTGCGTTTAATACTCTTTTGTATCTTTGATCCCTGGTGCATGAACAATATTACATTGTCCTCTTCACCACCTTTTATAGAATGAATAGTTGAAACTCTTATACGTGCATCCGCATCTAAATCTTCACCTTGCTCCATGAGTTTTAGTATATAAGTCTTTTCTTTTATTGGAGCTTTATCAAAAAATTTATACCATTGTTTTTTAACTAATTCCTTTTCACTAGTAAGTTTTAAAATATCTTTTACTTCTTTCTCTTCAATTTGTTCGCCGTCACACCAACGTAAATAATTTTTTATTTTTTTATATAATTTTATTTGATAACTTTTATCAGTTTTAAACATGTAATATAAATTTTTATTTTTTAATTCTGTCATTATATTTGCAGCAGTTTGTTGAGTTCTAGTAAGTATTAACCACTTATCTTTTAATAGATTGACCTGACTTAAATTTGATATGTATTGTGATTTACCTTTATAGTTTCTAGGTAAGTATTCTTTTTTCTTTCTTATACCTTTGATTCTACTTATAGGTACCTTAGATTCTGATTGTATTACTTCAGATATTCTTTTAGAAAACTTTAATGTTTTTTCTATTGCAGGTTCTTGAATAAATCTTTTTACGTCTGCTCCAGCCCATGCATAGATTGCCTGGTCATCATCTCCTGCAAGATACATATCTTCAGTATGTTCTTTTAATTTATCAAACAGTTTCCATTGTAATGGTGATAAATCTTGAGCTTCATCTATAAATATAACTTTGAATTGTGGGATTTTATTTGATTCAGTTAACATTCTAATCATGTCATTAAAATCATATAACTCATATGTTTCTTTATATTTTTTCATGTTCTTATAAATATAATTTAACATTCTTTTCTTTATAACTTTTTGATCATATTCACCGGTATTGTATTCTGATACAGGTTCTATTAATTTATTTTCTGCTTTCTGTATTAATTTAAAATATGGATTATCAGATCTTAAATAAG